GTCGAGACGCGCACATGCGCGCTGCTGGCCCCGGCCGAGCCGAACTCCATGATGCCGATGTTCGGCTGCGCCCCGTTGTTGGCGAGAATGCAATCGGCCGTCGACTGCAGCTTGAAGCCCCTGATGATAACGTAGACACCCAAAACGGGGCCGAAGCATGTCGTGGTGGCGTTGATGCAACAGTTTGCCGGCGCCGTCGTATTGCCCTGAATCGTATAGGTCAGCGCATTGAGCACCGGGTTGATGAACGGAGCGCCTGCCGCATAGATACCGTCGGCGACCTGTATGGTCAGATTGTAGCCCTGGCAGTCCAACAGGTTGGCGACGGCGACGGCTTTGGCGATGGTGAGGAAAGCACCGCCGGACGTGTTGGAGAGGCCGTCGTTGCTGTCCGAGCCATCGGTGCGCACATAGTAGGTCCGGTCGGCGGAGAGCTTCGGGCGCACAAGCGTCAGAATCGAGCGCCACAGGATGGAGTCGTCGCCCTCGTCATCGACGATACCGGCCTGCGAGCGCGCATAGCGAAGCGCGCCGAGCAGGCTGTTCAAGTCCTGGGCCTTGATGATCGTCCGCTTATTGTCATCGAACCACTTGGCCACCCCTGCGGCGGTGTTCACCTGAGAGGGACGTGACGTGGTCGCGTTGCCGTCATCGGCGGGATTGAGCCAGCCGGGCGTCGTCATGGATCTGCCCCCCTGTCCCTAAGAGACAAATTCCGAGATGATGGCCGCGTGCGCCGGCATCAGGCGGTCAAGCACACAGATAATCTGGCCGGTGTCCGGTTCGCCGAGGCGGCAAACGCCCACCTGCGCGATGCCAACCTGCGCTACCTGGAAGCTGGTGATCGCCGGGCTTGCCAACGAAATGCCTACGTACAGCGTCGAGCGGACCCCGGGATATGTGGCGTCGCTGCCCGTGAGCCACCGCATGGTCGTGGTCCAACCAAGCGAATTCGCGATGTCCTGATAGTAGGCAGCCGAGGTGCCTCCGCGGGCCGACACCTTCGCGGCGAGATCGTTGGCGAAGGGATCACACTCGTCGGGCAGGCCGTAGTCTTCCCACCACAGGTCGAGGGTGCTCTCGGCAGTGCTGGGGCTCATCTCGTCCATGAGCTGCGCCAGCTTGACCTCCATCTTGTACCACGTCTCAGCGATGGCGTAGAAAAGGCGCTTCATGACGCTGTCGGAGCGATCGACGTAGCTGCCGTACTGTTGAAAGGCCCGCCCAGGCGGGAGGAGCGAGAACAGCACCTCCGCGATCTGGTCCTGCGTGGGCACGTACATCAGGGCATTTCCCGGTATAGAACGCCGAAGGACCACCCTTGGAGGCTGGCCGGCGGTGCCGGGAAGTAGAGGCCGAAGCCCAGCCCGCCGCCAGCCTGCATGACAATGGCGAGGTCATCGCCCGGGTCCCAGCGCCAGCCCGCGGAGGTGTTGAAGGCGTCGGACAGGATCACCGACTTCGCGCCAGCACCCTCGCTCGCCGCCGTGATGCCGGCGGTGCCGGCCGCCCCGCTGGTGGCCGCGACGATGAGGGAAGGATCGTCTTTCTGATTGACCTTGGCCGGCGAGGATGCGACCAGCGTCGGAAACGGGGCCTGCTGGGTCACGAGTTGAACCCGCTGCATGGCAGGCGTGGCATCGTGAGAGTAACCGATCCAAATACGCCTTATCTTGAGGGAGCGCGTCGGATCGGGGTTGATGAAGACGAGTGTCTGTGGCCCAGAGGGCAGCGTGACATTGTCGGCGCCCACCACGTATTCGCGCATATCGCGCGCCTCCTTTCAGTCAGCCCCGGCGCGCTCCTTACCGACGCTATTTAAAGGTCACTGTGCCCAGGATTGCGATTTGGTTCTTGCCGCAGATAATATCGTCGGTCGGGATCTGCACGTCGTACGTGGCATCGCCCATGGCGATCGACACGGCCTCGACGGTCCACGAACGCGAGAACGAAAATGGCGTTGCCGGTGAACCCGGCACGGCGCGGCGCCGGAACATGGCAGCGAGCTCAGTGCGAACGCGCTCCTGATCTGTCGGCATGTTCGGATCGATGTGCACGGTCACGTCCACGCTGATCGGGGTCGGGCAAATGACGTGTATATCAGCGTCGGCCGGTGCGCTTTCCCGGAGCAGAGCCAGCAGGCCGGTGGCATCGGCAGCCGCCGGGATGCCATTGGGATAGACGGCATACATCATGAAGAGGATGGTCACCGCGCCGGGTGCCGGCGTCGCACGTTGCACGAACACGTTGGTTACGCCGGGATACTGCAGCGCCCAGCCGATCCACTCGGAGGGCGAGCCGCCATGGGGAGCGGTGCGCATCTTCGCCAGGACGCGATCCCGGAGCGACGCATCTGTCTCGATGTCGGAGCCGCCGTTGAGACCGCCACTTCCTACCTCAGCCGAGAATATGCCGCCGGGAGGCGTCTCGTAAACCATCCTGGTTCGAGCAATGAGGTTATAGAGCGGCCCGGTATCCTCGGCGACAACCGGGACCATCGTGACGGTGTCGGTTGCGGTCGTGTCAGAGGTCACGTCGAAGGCAAGGCCGGACGTCGGCTCCAAGATGCGTGTTCCCTGCGGGATGAATGAGCCCACCGTCACGGTCCGGATGTAGCCCGTCGCATAGGTCGCCGGCAGGCGCGTGACACCGAAGTCCGCCCCCCGGCGCTCGAGCGCCTCGGTGGCGGCCGTCGAAACGAAGGCCTGGTCATAAAGCCACGCCATGCGGACATAGGCGGCACGGAACGCCGGCGCCATGCTCTTCAATACGATCCGCAGGTTATTCGGCCAGATCGCCGGCGCCGAACCTGACAGCTCGGCCTCCATGTTGGCCGTCAGATCGGCCGAGATATCGTCGAGGGAAGGGACATCGAAGGCCATTGGCTAGCCCCATTGGCTCGAGGGCCAGGTCTGTCCGAATAGCAGCTCGCCATTCGAGGCGTAAGCCTTGACCGTGAGCGCCAAGGCCTTGGTGCCGTCGGCCATTCCCTGAACCGTGCACGAGATGTCGAAACTGCTGACGACGCCCTGCACAAGCAAGGGCTTGAGGGCGGTCGTGGCGTAATACTCGGCGAGGCGGGCCGTATCGTTGTCGCCCGGAGCCCGCGCCAGAGTGAAGAGCAGCGATCCCAGCGGGGCTTCGCCCGCAGCCCGGTCGAGATCGAAGCTGTCGCCGATCCAGCCGTAGCGATAGGCCGATGGCGCATCGCCGCTGGAGACCGCGGCCATCTCATCCGGAAGCCGGGCATTGCAGAAGAGGCAGAGCAGGATCGCCGTCTCGATGGGGTAGCGAGACTGAAGGCCGCCCCAGTTGGGCGCCGGTTCATCGGTGTCGGCGATGACCCAGTCAGCATATCCGAGTTCGGCCTGCCATACCGTGTCCCAGGACTGCCGCGGAACAGCAGCGCTGGGGTTGTCATAAACGATTCTCACAGAGCGCGCACCCGGGTGGAGAATTGCCCATAGAGCGGATAGGGGCCGGCCACGATCACCGGCGCCCCACCCAGCCCTCCCAGGTCGATCGAAGGGCAGTCGACAACGACATGCTGCGCCGTGATGATGAGCTGCTGCACGTTGAGGTAGAGCGTGCCATTCTGGACATTGACGGTCTTGCTCGCACCGTTGACTGTCTCCGTCGCGTTCCCCTGCACGGTCTCGGTCTGGTTGCCGGCGACTTCCACAATGAGGTCCTTCGACGCGACGATGTGCTGCCCCGCCGAGTTCATTTCGTGGTGGTTGCCATTCGCATCGTACTGGCGCGATCCGCCCTCCTCGAGGTTTGTCGGACGATGGTCGGGGTGCTCACCGTCGAGCATCATCGCCTGGTCGTTGTTGCCACCCATGCACAGGATCACACCGAGAGAACCCTTGGGAGCATGACCGTCGAAGCCGTGTGCCTGGATGCGCAGGATGTACTGGCCGCGGTCCCCGTAGGTCTCGTTGGCGCGGCCTTTGACCTGGACAGCCTGTTGTTTCCCATCGTCGCGCGTGTCGACGATGCGGCCACGGATGATCATGTTGTCCGTCGGGTTCATCGCGGCCCCTTGCTGCCGGTGTTGACGGCCCCAAGGAAAATGTCGGGAAGATCCAAAAGGTAGCCGCTGCCGCTGTTATTGACTGCCGACGGGTCACCCCCGAAGGTCTGCGGATCCACAAGTTCCAGGCTGCTCCGCGTGCCGGCCTCGCTCTGCGTCAGGCGCACGGACTTGATCACCATGTCCTGCTCGATTTGGAGCGATGGCGCATAGGTGTAGACGCGCTGCGAAGCCATCCAGATAGCGCCGGCCTTGTCCCGGAAGCTCGGTACCGTGACGGTCGCCATGATCGAGTTGCCGGCGGCTCGAGCGGAATGCCATGCAGCCAGGCGCCTGGCCCGCTTCGGATCGATCTCGGCCGCCGCGATGCGCATGACGGGTCGAAAGCGTCTGACCGCATTATCGACCTGGTAGCCCAACGGCTCCGTCCGATCCTCGTCCGTTCCCCAGGACGACTGGCCGCCAACTGCGTAATAGCTGAAGCGGTCCCAGGCCGAGAGCGTCGCCGATGCCTCCTCAATGTTCTGGCCCTCGACCAGCTCCCCGCTGTGGCGCTTGGATCCAGCACGCGTCAGCAGGATCGATCCGTCGGGCATGCCCATCATGGTCAAGGCCATCTCGGGGAGGATCCGCATCATCTCGGCCCATGGCGTAGAGCCATAGCGAGTCTGGAACCACGGGATCGGCTCCCCGACATCGACGTCGGAATGGATCCCGATGTTGAACTTGTCCAGCTCCCTGGCGATCTCCAGCACGGTCATGTTCTCAAAACGCCCGGTCGGATGGAAAACCGAGCAGTCGACATAGTCGGCCCCGCTGCCGCGGCCGATAATCGTGATCTCGTGGCTGTCGCCGCTGTACGACGGCCTGTACTCGTCCACGTATCCGGCCACCACTAGCTCCCCGTTGCTGAAGAGGCTCACCTCGGTGTTGGGAAGCAGCGGGAAGCGCTGGAAGGGCGGACGCGTTGGCGCCGTGGCTTCCGAGACTCGCAGGGTGAAGCTGCGGGCGGCCTGATCGATGCCGTAGGTGCATTCGAAGCTTTCCCAGCCCTCGTAGGACTGGGCATTGGCGACGACGGTGATGACCTCATAGCTCATCGGCTGCGCGGGGAGGCCGCCAAGATGGTTGTGGGCATGAAGAGTGGGTGGCCAGCGTTGTTGCGCCGGACCAGCTCGATATCCCGCGATGCGTCGCCATAGAGCCAATAGGAGATCAGCACAGCCGGCAGCACCCGGTCGAGCTCGACCGTCACCTCGGCCGGGCCCTGCTGGCTGACGGAGCTCAGGTAGTTGAGCCCGCTGTTGCGGACCTTGGTCAACTGCTCGGCCAGAGCCGTGTCGGTGATCTGGTCGACGATCTTCCGGAACGTGCTGGTGAGGGTTGCACGGAGCTCGAGCGCGTCGTTGGCCGAGCCGAACGAGAGCCTCGTCAGGGCTTGGGTCCAATAGAGCAGCGCCGAGCGCTGTACGTATTGCTGCACGTCCTGGGTCAGGGCCCCTTCCGCTCGCACCGACAGCGTATCGAGGTTCATCGGCAGTGGTGGCCCTTCGAACTGCGTCAGTCCGGCAAAAGCGGTGGCGACATCGCTGGGGTTCCCTTGGCAGCTTGCCATCGTGGTCATGGCCTTGTTCCAGACGTCCGGGAACGAGGTCACGAACGCCTCTTCATTCGAGGCATAGGTCACGTCGCCGATGCGCGAGCCCTGTGCTCCGGAACTGACGAACTCGGTGGCCCGGCGCCGGATCTCTCTCGCGGTGTATTCGAGATTGGCCGCCGAAATGCCCTTGGCGCCGCTGATTTGCTTCCGCGCCGCGTCCAGGTCGCGGCTGGCCTTCACGATCGTCTGCACCGCGGCATTGCGCGCCAGGGCCGGCACGATGACGGGCGCGGATCCCAGGCTGCGCTTCAGCGTCTGGAACGTGCCGCGGAAGATCTCCGCGGTGTTGCCCGCGGCCGACTTGACCCCTTCGCTGACCGCCATCGCCAGCATCGTCGATGAGATGAAGCCGCCTGGCTGGTCGGCCTCGGCGATGAACTGCATCTGAATGGTGAAGATGCCCATCGCATTCGCGGCCCAGGTCGAGTTGAACGACAGGCACCGTGCCTGAACGATCGGGCGGGCCGGTAGGACGAGCGTGCCGGGACCCGGCCTGAGAAGCGCCCGCTTCAGGCTCTCAACCTGCTTGTCGGCATCATCCCCATAGACATAGCCGGTGACGTTGATCGTCGGCTTGCCTATGCCGAGATCCTCGTTGTCCCAGAACTCGCGCGCCATGTACTCGTGGGTGACGACGCGCCGGCCGGACTGACTGCCGTCGGTATCGACCTCGAACGGGACGCCGCGGAACGACGGCTGGGCTACGGTGGCCGGCCAGTTACGGCCGTTCATCTCGCCCACCTAGGCCGCCCCCCGCACCACAGGTGCCGGCTGGAACACGCGATCTCCGGTCCGATCCAGGCCAACGTTGAGCCGCACATGGCCGTCCGACTTGGCCTGGATGTCCTTGATGCGGCCTTCCTGCGTCAGGATCACGCGCACCTCGCCGCTGCCCCTCAGCGTCGCCTCGGCCGGGCGCAGCTGGGACGCTGCCGCCTGGACCGGTGCTTGCACCCGGGGCATGCGCGGCAGGGTGCCCTCGAGCTGCGGGACCGGCAGCGGCGCGACCTGAGGCTGCTCGGGGATGGGCAGCGGCGTAAACGCGCCTCGCATGTTGCCAGCGATGAATGCCGAGCGCTTGGCGATCTCCAGATCGGCATTGGCCGGCACCTCGTACTTTTGCACGAAGGCCGAGAGTGCCTGGCCCCGCGACTGTGCCGCCTGGATCGCTCCCCACGCCGCTTGGTGGGTCGTCTCCATCTCGCGCTTGAACCACGCCTGCTGGACCTCGACGTCCTGCCAGGACCTGCCCATCGAGGCGGCGAAGTTCTTCAGCCCTTGCAGCCGTTCGCTGTGCCACGCGGCGGTGCCGCCCGACGGTCCGTTCACGTCCCAATACTCCTGGCCGGGCGCGAGATTGACTCCGCTTTCGCCCTGCATGCCGGCGGTAACCTCGGCCGCCTTCCACTGCGGGAGGCCCATCTTGCTCATCAGGAAGCTCATCCACGAGTTGACACGCTCCCGCCCGGAGCCGCTGAAGGTGCCCGCGGGGCCGCTGGCGATATCCTTCATGCCTTGCGTGATCTGCGTGGCCCAGCCAGGCCCGCCATTGCTGGCGGCAGCACCGATGAGCTTCTCCCTGAACTCTCTCAGGGTGTCGTTGAGGTCGTGCAGGCCGGCGGCCAGCTCGCGCAGCAGCGATCGTCCGGTGTTATCGTTGGCCGCCGTCAGCATCGAGTTCGGCGTCACATAGCCGGCAGCGCCGAACCTGACCAGCTCGGGACCGCGCTCGCCGACGAGAGCGATCTTGCCCGCATCCACCGGGCCGCCGGCTGCGCGGTGCGGGATCACCCGGCCCAGCGCATCGTATCCGGCCTGGCTCGGGTTATTGGTGCTCCCCAGCACAAGGTTCGACCCAAGGAGGCTCTTGAGCCAGTCGAACGCACCGCGAAACGGGGTGACGACGCTGGCGTCCACGAAGGCGCCAATCTGGGCCTTCAGCCAGCTTGCCATGGATGACAGACCCTCCCAGAAGGCCGGTAGCAGCCCTGCCCCGGCCTGTAGCACCCTCTGCTGCACCATCGCGGCAAGGTTGCCGATTTCGGTCGCAAGTGCGGTGCGCAGCCGACCCAGGTCCAAGGCCGGGGCCAGCTGGTCCAGCAGGCCGCCGAAGATCGCGCCAAGCTGCTCGACGCCGCTTCTGGCCAGGGCCACCCACTGGCTCGGGTTCAAGGCAGTCAAGATATCGGCGCGCGCCGCGAGAACCGCGGCCTGGAGCTGGGTCACAATGGAGGTGACAGCAGCCGGCACCTCCGCGGCGAGCCGGCCTATCCCCGAGGAGACCCCGCTCCAGAGAGCCGGCAGAAGCTTCGCACCTACCCGATAGAAGCCATTGTGCAGCTCGGAGCCAAAGCCGGCGAGGCTCTCCTGCACACCCGGCAGGACCTGGCGGAAGTCCAAGGCCCGGGCCAGCCCAGCGGAAAGCGCCAGGAAGGCGCTGACGAGGTCGCTCAGCCGGCTCGTGACCGAGGTCAGCACCTGGCTGAAGTCCAGTCCCCGCAGCATGGTTGCGCGGATGGCATCGAGGGGTCTCTCGAGGTGGGCTGGTATCTCTTCCAAAGGACCAATCAGTCCGGCGGCGGCCCGGCGCCCGGCCGCCGCGAGCTGCTGCTCGAGCCACTTTCCGGCGGTGACGAAAGGTTGGCGAATGCCCTGGAGTACCGCACCAAGCTGCGCGTGGAGCTCGGCCGACAGCGACGATAGGTCGAGCGTCCGTTGCAGGTAGCCGGCCAGTCCGCCGAGCATCCCTTCAATCCGCGCGATCACTTCGCCGGCGGGCGCAACCAGCTCAGAAAATTGAGCCCGAGCCGAGCCCATGATCGTGCGCAAAGGTCCGGCGATGCCTCCGGCAAGGCTATCCATCTGCGCCTGGATGCCGGGCAGGACACCACGCGCCGGCTGCAGCGCTGTCGAGACCTGGCCCAAATCAAGCTTCGGGTCGACATTGCCGAGCAGCGCGCGGGCGGCGCTGACGTACTCGCTAAGGCTCGCCTTCGCGCGCTCGAGCAACGGCCCCATGTCCAGCGCCATGACGATTGCATGGCGGATCGCGGTCAGCCTGCTGGTTATCTGCACTGCCACTTCGCCCAACCCGCCGGCGAAGCTCGCCATCTGTTTCTTCATCCGATCCGCCGCCGCCTTGATCGGCGCCATGAGGCCCTGGTCGACGAGCTGACCGATCTGTTGTCGGGCCCCGGCGGTGCGCGAGAGCACGCCGTTCCAGAAAGAGGTGATGGCATCAACGCCCACCGTGAACGGGTCGGTCCGAGCACCGGACGAACGAACTATCCTGGGCAGGGCATCGTTTGGCGTCACGTATCCATTGGCGCCAAACTTGACCAACTCGGGGCCGCGTTCTCCGACGAGAGCCACCTCTCCGCTTCGCACGGCTCCGCCGGCCGCATGGCCTCTGATGCCCAACACCCTCATCGCATCGTATCCCGCTTGGCCGGGGTTGTTCGCGCCACCGGCAACAGGATTGCTTGCGAACTGCCGCTTGATCCAGCCGACGGCGTTGCTTATCGGCTGAATGATGTCGGTATCGACAAAGTTGCCGAGCTGCTGACTGAACCAACTCGCCAGCGACGAAATGCCTTCCCACAGGCCGCTGATTGCATTCGCGCCGGCCTTGAACATGCCGTCGTACAAAAACTTGCTGAAGCTCGCGATGCCGCCCGACAGCGTCGCGGCGACCTTGCCGAAGCCCAACTGCTTAACCACTTCGTCGACCCAGTTATCGAGCGGCCCGGTCAGGTTCACCAGCTTGGTCGTAACACTGCCCAGCGCATTTCCGGCCGCAACAACCCAGCTCTTGAAGTCGAGCGACGACAGGACATTGACCAGGCTGCCGATCTTGCCGGCGATCCAATCGGCCACCCCGACGAACGGCTGCGCGATCCCGATTGCAAGGCCCCGAATCTGATCCTCGACCCAGGTCTCAGCGCCCTGCATGCCAGCCCAGAGCGATTGCAATATCCGCTTGCCCGCAGCACCCAGATCAAAGCCGCCAAAGATATCGGAAACGCGCGCAAGCCACTTCCGCATGTTGGCATTGGCGTCAGCGAAGAAGGTGACCAGGTCACCGAAGAAAGCCTTGATGCCGGCGTAAGCGCTGCTCAAGCTGTCGGTGAACTGCCGCGCCCAGTTGGCCACGGGGGTGCCGAGCACCTTCCAGTCGATGCCGAGCGCGCTCTTGGAAAACTCGTTGATCGCTGTCCCGACGCGCCCGAGCATCGTCGCGATGCTGTCCCAGTTCTGATAGATCTCATAGCCGGCAACGGCGAGCAGTCCGAGCCAGCCGATCGGAGTCGTCAGGATTGCCGCCCCTAGTGTGGTAAAGGCCGCGGCGAGGTCGACGATGAAAGGGACGATCTTGATCGCAAGGAGGGCGAGCATCACGTTTCGCCAGCCGCCCATGGCATCGACGATGCCACCGATGGTGCCGAATATCCTGCCGACCGTATCCGCGAAAGCCGCCCAGTCGAACTTTTCCATGGCCTGCACAAAGCCGGTGATGGCCCTGGACACGCCATCGACGATCGCCGCGCCGTGGACCTGGAGATAGCTGGTTATGCCTTCCAGCGCCTTTGCCAGCTCGGGCGCCATCTTGCCCACGATCTGGTCGAGGACCCCTTGCCATGCGCCTTGTATCCTTTGGATGGCTTCATGGTACTTGTCGATGCCCTCCATTTGCGCCTTGGTCACGGTCCCCATGGTGGCGGCAGTCTCGGCCATCGTTCGTTGGAACTCGTCCGACGACATGCGGGCAATCTTCACGAAGTCGACCGTGCCGAACAGGATCTCGCTCAGCCGCGCGGCCTTTGCCTTCTGACCCGTCTCGATCAATTGGTGGATCGAAGCGATCATGATGGAGAAGGCTTCGTTGGAATCGTGGGCGCCCTTCAATTGCCCGATGAGTGCCGGGTCCATCATCTCCAATTGATGTGTGGTCCGGCCGATATTCAGCTGGACATTCTGGTAGGCGTCGTTTGCACTGAGGAGCGCCTGTTTCGTCTCCCCCCACTGCATGTCGACCGTCTTGCCGACCTGGGCAAATAGGCGCAGCGCCTGGGGATCGATCTCGAGAAGCTTGCCCGTTTCGCTGTAGTCGTGCATGGACTCCGAGGCTTCCTGCAACGACTTGGCGAGCTCGCCGACGCCTATGCCTATCGACACGCCACCAACGGCACCGAGAACGGATAACATCGGCTCGGCCGCCTCACGGATGCGGCCGAAGGACTCATGGACGCGCTCGAATCCTTCCCTGATCTTGCCCAGGCCGCCCACTTCGGCCATTCGCCGCAGCTCGAGGCCCAGCTTCTGAAAGCCTTTGGCGATGGATTGGAGCGTGCCACCGGTATCGTCTTGAGCGGTGACGACGACCCTCGTCTCCAGGTTTTCACTGGCCATTGCGCCGCCTTGGGTTGGGGTTGTGGCGGTGAGCCCATGTCACCAACCGCTGGTACCAATAGAACAGGTCCGATAGCGGCATGGTCATGATCGTCGCTGGATCGAGGTGACCGCTGAAGACGAGTTCCTCGATCACCTCATTCAGTTTTTTGTTGCCTGGGGCTCCCTCCCGACCGGGGCGAGCAAGCCGGCGAGCCAGGTCATCATTGCCTGAAGATCACCCGGCTCCAGGCTGCGAACCACCCCCGCGTCCAGCCCCGAGAGCCTGACGATCCATGTCGACAGGACCTTGCCATTGAGGCGCATTTCGATACCCCCGCCCGTCGTGGGGCGCTTGCCTGTCGCGGGATCCTCGGGACCGGGAAGGTCGACGAACTGGAAGGGGTTGCCGAGGTCGAACACGTCGCCTGCATTCGGTCTACGCAAGCTGATCGACGTGACCTCCTTTGGGCCTTCCTCACCGTGGACCATCAGCGGTGCCGAAAGCTGAAAGCTGTACTCACTTTCCTTTGCCATGATAGGCCGGTGCTCCCCTGTTCGGATCAGTTCGTGCTGTACTGGTCGGTGGCGAAGCGCATGCCGGTGATCGTGCCCTGGGTCGGGTCGTATTCCGGCTCGCCATGAACATAGGCGCCGGTGAAGTAGTGGGTTCGCGCCGTGTCCTGCTCGATAAAGGTGATGTTCACCTTCACCGCAGCCGTCCACATCTCCATGGGATCGTTGCCTTCGATCTTGTAGAGATCGACTTCGGTCGTATAGGCCGCCGCCTCGACCGTACCTACGAGCTTGCCGCTCGCTGTCACCTTGGCGTCGCGCTTCTGCCCGGTGACGCGCATACGCATCGTGCCGGTGGCCTCGACGCGCCGCTGCTGAAGGTTCTGGCTATCGGTGCCGCCGTACCAGGTGAGATACACACGGCCGCCGACGACCGTATTGAATACGTCGGGCATTGCTTAGTCCTCTCGATGGGAAAGAAACGCGGGAACGACCGGCCGCGGCCCGCTTTAGGCGGCGGCAGTCGCCGTCGTGGCGCTATCCGCCTGCAGGAACGTCTGGACGAGGGCGGCCACGACCCGCAGCTGATTGACGAAGTCGGGGCGAATCAGCGAGTCCACGCGGTTCGGATCCACCTTGTTGCGCTCGACGACGATCGACGAGGCGAAGGCGTCCGAGTTCTCCACCAGCCCCAGTGCCTCCATTGCCCGATACTCGTGGATGTACACGTCGCGGATTTGCGACGGCGATGCGAACCCGGGAATGCCCATATCCTTGTCGCTGAGCGCGGCCCGCGGGAACGCCGAGGTGATGGCCTGACGCATGCGCCGGACGAAGTACATCGTCTGGAACATGGTTACCGCATCCTGCCAGCTCGGGTCAGCATCACCCCAGTCATTGAGCCGGCGCATGGTGACCAGACGCTGGATGCTGACGTTGTGGGCCTCGTCCACCATGTAGGTGGAGATGCCGGCGTTGAGGAGCGCCTGGTCCTCGGTCGTGGTGAAGGCGTCGGCCAGCGAGTTCGGGGCAAGAATGCCCTCCAGCCGCAGCGTCTGAAGCGGCCGCGACAATTCCGGCGGCGTGGCCCAATGCGCCGTGGCGTGCGCGGCGATCGCGGCCGCCCATTCCCATTCCGGTGTCGGCGATCTGACCGTCCCCATCACAGAGACATGCGGCTCGTTATAGGTCAGGCCCATGGTGATCAGACTGGCATAGGATGCGCTATAGCCCATGAACCAGTGCCCGTAAGCCTGCTGGAACGGTGACCAGCGTCCGTCGTCCCCCTGCATGAAGTCGGATACGCTGTTCACGGACACACAACCGTGCAACCCAGAAGCAAACACATCGAAGCTCGACTTGTTCAGGGCATCGAGCGAGGCGCTGGTATCAAAGGGCCCGATGCCCCCGGCCATCGAGGAGCGGGTGACGATGCTGCCGATCGCGTCATCCTTGCCCCAATATGTGGTCTCGATCTGGATCTGATTGCCGCTCGCGCCTTTCCATTTGCAAGTAAGATCCACGCGTGCGTTGTCGGCGACGTTAAGCACCGCCGTAACCGGCAGATCCGCGCTGCCGTTGATGCCATTCCTGATCTTCGCCGCGGTGACCGCGACGGTATCGGCCTTGCGCAGCCCGATATGCACCACCCGACCGCCGATGCGAAGCACCAGCGCCCCGCTGATCGGCGGCGTGTCGGTGACCTTCAGATAGCCTTGTGCCGCGGTTGCCCCGGCTGTGGGTGGGCAGAGAATGCCCCAGACCTCCGAGAAGGGCGCATTCTGACGAAAGCGCTGGTACATGTGCGACAACATGCCGCCACGACCGCCATACTTCTGAGCAAGCAGCCCGGAAAGCGCGTAGGGGGTGTTGGTCCGGCCACTGCCGTCTGCCGTGTTCGGCGTGGCGATCAGCATCGCCCGCAGGCTCTGCGCAAGGGGTGCCGTCCCCGGCTGCACCTCGGCGAAGAACAGCGGCGGCAGGAAGGGCAACGGGATGTTGGAGAAGTCGATCGTCATCTGGGCAAGGTCCTTTCAGCCGATGGCCCCGGGTTCAGCGCACCTTGATGCCCACGGCCCGAAGCTGCGTCGCCTTCAGCGCCTTCTTGGTGTCGTCGTTCACCGAGGCGTCATAGGTGAGCTCCGCCCCGGCGATCTCGGCATAGTTCGTGAGCGCCAAGGTCGCGACGTGGAGGGTCGTGGCATCGACGGCATAGAGCAGCACGGCGACCGCGGTGTCCGTGCCGTCACTGGCAGTAGCCGGGCTCGGGATATACTTGCCGTGCTCGCTGTCCTTACCGAGCACCGTGCCGGCGACGAGCGCGCCGGCACCCGCACCCACAGTGATGCTGTCGCGCGAGAGGGAGCCGTTGGCCTCGGACAGCACCACCCGAGAGGCGTCAGGCCCGGCTGGCGTGCTCACAATGAGGTCGCCGCTATCGATCAGGCGCTGCACGGCCGAAGTCACCTGCACGGTCTCGCCGGCCGGGTCGAAGTAGACGCCGACACCCATGTCGGTGTTCGGCACGGTGAGCCCGGTGGCGGGTCTGACAAACGCGGTTGTCATGGGGCAGCTCCTTTCATGTGGTGCTCCTCTGGTCGAGCAGTTCGGCCCCGAGCATGTTGGGAGCGGGCGTCTGCATGCTCACCGACTTCAACATGGGATACTCCGGCGAAACCGGAAGCTCCTGGCCGAGAAGGCGGGCCTTCAGACGGGTTGCGTATTCCCGTAGCTCGCCCCCGCCATTCCTAATGAGGTTGTCGATCACATCGGCAAGCGGCATCGGAATAGCCTTGGCAGCCGGACCGTCGACGACGGCGATCGGCTTCGGCCGCCGCTCGAACGGTCCACGCACCATCAAGGTCATTTCCCGCACAGCGCGGCGTAGACGACCCTCGTCCGGGTTGGCCCATATCGGCATTGACGAGATCGAGTAGAGGCCCCAGAAGTCCCAGTCGATCGACCACGGCGTGGCGAAGCCGCGAAGTGCGTTCTCGATCTGCCACTCCATGAGATCGATCAACGCCTCGAGCGAAGCGTCGGACTGGGGCCAGGAAGCCGTATCGCTGATCGTGCCATCCGGATTCTTCACCTTGGATGCGACCAGGATCCCATACTCGATGCGCAGCGCTATCTCCCGGTTCACCGGGGCATTACTCGCCATCATGTTCCGCGGATCGCGAAAGCTGCGCGTGTCCTCGTCGGTGCGGATGATGATCGCGGGGAAACGCTGAGCCGCCACCAGGTCGGTGATGTCGTCCTTGCGGCTGTCGTAGACCTTGTCCAGCGCCAGCGTCGGATACGGCGCAGAGCCTCCGTTCATCAGCGCGGCCTGCGTGCTCAGCCGGAGCGCGGTTCTGATCATCGTTCAGGTTGATCCGGGCTCTGCCTGATTACGGCAGTTCCACGAGCTCGACCTTGGTCCGGTTGACGCCGTCAGGCAGGACGGCAATGACCTCATAAACCGTGCCGTCCCTCAACCGCGTGAACCTGTCCAATCGCCGAACAGGGAAGGGTAACTGGGACTGGACGAAGGAAAGGCGAGGCGGGCCGGATATGTACCCCGGCGAAAGGCCCCCGCCTCCATCCGCATGCCCGGCGAGATGCTGGGCCTCGTCACTGAACACCCCGCGCACTTCGGCACGTGCCGTTCGATCGGGATCGGCCTGGCTTTCGCCGTTGATCGTCTCTGCCCTCGGCTCGTAGCCGAAGTACTCCCCATAAATGTCGTCGACGGCCATGTCTACGTGACCCAGCACGTCGTCAAAGAAGCTCATTGGCGGATCAGCGTTAGGCCGTGGTGGCGAACTGCAGCGCCTCCGGCCGGGTGCAGAGGCAAATCGGGTTGCTCTGGACCTCGATCTGTCGACCTTTGCCATTTGGCATCGGATACTGCTTGGCATAGCGAGGAAGGCCGATGGTATTCACCGTGTCCTCGTAGTCTGCCGGAGCAAACCGGGTGATGTAGAGCTCGGGCACCCCCGCGGCAACAAAGCGCGCCGTCTTGTCGCCGATCATCGGCACGTTCCCCCTGGCCTTCCTTGCCTTTGGCCGGGTGTGGTAGCGGACCCAGGAGATGCCGCCATACTCGAACGGCAAGCGCGGGTCGCTGCGCAGGTTGACAGCAGCCTGCCAGTTGGCATAGGTCGCCTTGACTTCGGCATGGGTCACGAGAGCCTCGAAGAAGGTGTCGCCGGCGAGGGCAAATACCCGCGGCGACTGTTCGCCTTCCAGTGCATCCTCGATTGCATCAAGGACGGCTGCGCACTTGCCTCGGACATCGGTCGAGGATGTACCAAGGGCAAAGTCCACCGCTGTCGGCGTGGGGATGCCGAATGTCGTGAACAGGTTGAGAAGTGTCCCCCCATTCTTGTCCAAGACGATGCCTGTGATGGCGCCGAGCCGCAGGTTTTCCAGCGTGAAGTCGAGCGAGCGCGTGTGACGTGCGATCTTGCGATCCACGCGGTCCATGACCGGCTCGAGATCCGACTCGGTCCCGAAGGCGCGGACATTCTGCACCTCCTCTGCCATGACACTGTCATCCCGCTGGAAGTGAGGTACACGCACCGCACGCAGATCGCGCGTCTCGCCGCCGACGGTTTCGCCGGCACCACCGCGGGGCGAAGACCCGACCAGCGTGAGTCCCTCGTCGCGCCGCTCGATGGAGACGACGGTGGTGTCGACCCCGTCCTCCTCGAACACGTTGAGATTGCCGATGAGCAGCGGGACCTCGGGAAGCTTGTTGACTCGGGCCGTCAAGCTCTGCAGCGAAAACGGGTCGGAATCGAAAATGTCGAGACCGGACATCAGGTTCTACCTTTCGTATGAGATGGGACGGCGCTCAAGCGAACTCGCCCCTGACGACGATGCCCTGGGACTTGAGGGACTTGATCGTGGCCACCTTTTCGCCCCCGGCGGATTCGGTCGGATAGACCAGGAACGCATCCTTGACCTCGGCATCGCGCGCGATGTAGGCGACCGGTACGTCGGTCGAGGTCGCATCGATATCGTGCGCGATGATGCCGGCCACCGCAGTGACAAGGCTGCCGTTACCGTCATGGATGCCGTCGGCTGCCACGAGCTTTGTCGGCGCTGAGGCATCGAACTGCACGACCGTGCCGGCCTTGAGCATCCCCTGGCCAGCCTTGACTATCCCGTTCTCGCGGGACCTCTGACCATTCGCCTCGGAGAGCACGAACTCCCATTTGCGATGGTCCTGCGTATAGACCGTCATCATCGTTCCTTTCTTAGGGGGTTCAAGACGCCGCCTTACTCGTAGGCGACCAGCGCCGGGGTTCGGCGTTCGCGAACCTTGGCGCGACGGGCGTAGATGGCGGAGGCATTGAGGTCCTCTGGTGCCGGGCCAGAGATGGGCTGCGGTACCCGTCCACCACCGGCAACGCTATGGGTGGAACGTCCTGCCGTTGCTGCGGAGGCCTTCGCCAGGCGGTCCAGCAAATCACTGCCGACATGGTCGATCGAGGCCCCTGCCTCGATGTAGGCATCGGCCAGGCCGAGATCGATCGTCGAGTTCATCTTGTGGGCCTGCGCCACCTTGGCTTTGATGGCGACGGCGCAGTCGATCTTGGCCTTCGCCTGCTCCACGCTCATGCCCCGTTGGATGAGAGCCGGGGCCATCTTAGGCACGCCGGCATCGGTGGCGGCGGCGATTATGCCGGCGGCGGTTGCCTGGGCCTGCTGAATGGCCTGCACCTGCGCCATGTCCGCCTCGTCCTTCTGGGCCTTGAGCCTGACCTCGAGCTCATCGCCATCTTCCTTCGCCTTCTCATTCATTTGCTCCTCCTTCAGGGTTCCCGGCCTGCCTGCTGCCAACGCGTGGGTATCGTTCGGTCGGGATATCTTCGGGCGCGAACGAGCGAATCTTTGTTTGATGCCGTTCCATCCGCGCTGATCGGCGAGCACAAGAAACGGGTCCGGCGTATGGGCGTAGGCGTGATAGTTGAAAGCGGCGGCCGTGACTTCGCCGCGGCTTTCGTCCCTGGCGTCGGCGTACTTGCGCACGATAGCCTCGTCCGCTGTCATCCAGGTTTCCGCTTTCATCTCGCCGCGAATCTCGGCGACGGGGCGCCCGGTCTTCAGCGCATAGACCTCTGCCATTGCGTTGGCGATGGCGCCCAGCGCTCCGGCCATCTGGTTCATATCGTCTTCGGCGCCGGCGGCCATCCCCATGGGCTCATGCACCATCATCGTCGAGCCTGGGCACATGACGGTGGGATTGCCGGCCTGAGCGATGATCGAGGCAGCCGAAGCGGCAATGCCCTCCACCAGCACTGTGACCTTGCCGCCATGAGCAATGAGAGCATTGTAGATGGCGACACCCTCGAAAGCGTCGCCACCGCCCGAGTTGAGCCGTACAGTTATGTCCTTCCCACGGCCAAGTTCTGCCAGCGCGTCGATGACATCTCGCCCGTCAAAAGTGTCATCGGAAAGCCAATCGTCGCCCACTGTTCCGTGCAGGACGAGAGTGCCGTCGACGATCAATGGCGAGGTCATGGCCAGATCCCCGTGGTTGTTTGCTACGCCGCCGCTGGGGGTTGGCCGGACTGTGGCTGGCCAGGGTCAGCTGTGCCCTGGCGCGACATCCGCCGCGCGTCCGAGTCATAGACTAGGCCCATTTCGTCCTGACGCGCGTTGTCGGCCCGGTTCTCCGCGTCGATCTGCTCGACATCGAGGCCGCGTTTGGAGACTTCCTTGGCGCGGGACGTCAGCCCGCTGCGGATCTCGAAGTTGGTAGCCTCGATGTCCTGGACCGGGTTGATATAGGGCCAGGGCGGCGCCAGGTGCTCGACGGGGATGCTGGCGCCCGTTATCCGTGCCGGGAACTTCACGAGGCCCCCGAGTTCCACCGTCTCGAGGAACCGCCTTACCGCTGGCCGGCAGTACTGATAGATGAAATCGTACTGCATGCGCTCGCAGCGCCGGCGGAACCCGGAAGCCGCGGCGCGCCAAGTCCGATCGTTGACGCCGGTCCAGTTGCCGCTCAGCTCCTCATAGAGGACGCCGCCGCCGGTCGCGGCGCGGCGCAC